AGTAGAATTAGTTCCTACTGGTTTTATATCACCCTTCATATTTTTCTCCTTTTAATTAAGGAGCCCTTTCGAGCTCCTTAAAAATTAATTATTTACGCTGCAAAAGCAAAAGTACCTGTAACACCTGTGCTTGCTGGGTTCATTGACATTTTAAAATTTATTGTCCATATGCCATCTTGTGCACATGAGAAATAAATATATGAGCCAATACTAAATAAATTAGTAACTGCGTTTGCTGGTGTATAAGTAAGTAAAGTTTCACCTGCTGTTGAAGTATCAAAAGATACCGCAGAAGATGTTCTACTTTCAATTATTGATCCTGTTGCAAACACATCGGCACCTGCGCAATCAAAAGAAAGTGCAAGTACTCCACCTGTTGTATCAACTGATTGAGCATGAATTACAATTACTCCTGCTTCAGCTGCTGGTAATGTAACTGCTTGAGCTGCTGCACCTGTAAAATTATTTACAGTTATAACATTTTTTGTATATGTTAAAGTTCCGGCTGTTGCTACTGTTGTTGCTGTAAGACCTGTTAGTCCAGGGACGATTGATCCAAGAAATCCAGCGCCATTTTGTGAAAGGACTGGTCCTGAAAACGTTGATTGTGCCATGATATATTCTCCTAGTTATTCCAATCCAGTCTCTAGGCCGTCGACTATACGCGTCTAGATCAGAAGTTAATTTTTATGTATAGTGATTAAAATATAACTGAATTTATGAAATAGAGCAAGGAATACCTGCATCGAAAATCTACTTTTCGGATATAGCTAGGTTTTTAGCCTGCTATAGAAAACTCAGGAGCGGCCATTTCTACTTTAATTTGTCTATGTGCTATTTCAGCTTCAGACAATTTAATTTGGTTAATGATTCTTCGAATTTCTTCGTCAATCTTAACCATATCAAGAGTATATACTCCCTCTTGAACGTAGTGTTGCTCCCAATCAAGTTCTAATGACCTTTTCTTCGTGTAAAGGTTTTGAACTGATATCATCTACAACCTCCTCATGGGTTATCCAGCATTTGTATTTAGAAAATACTCTATCGCTGTCCTTGAATATTACCCTATTTTGTCCTATTTTGTCAAGGATTGCACTTTCTATATCTTTCGCTGTATCGTTAGCTTCAATATTAAAATCAGCCATGTAACCATACGCTCTTATTTTAATATTAAATTTTTTATTCATATATCTTTCTAACATGTTTATAAGGCCCCATAAAGAGGCCTTATAAATAAAAAATGCTTATATATTAAGCACCTGGAGAACCGAACATACCTCTAGGGTCAGACCAGCCGAAGCTGTATCTTTCTCTAGCTTTATATCTAACGTTACCAGTATCAAAATCACCTTCCATACCTGTTTTAATAGCTGCTCTTACGAACATCTTTAAACCATTAGGAACGTCAGTTTTGATAAAGAATGCATCAGTATCAGTTAAGAAATTATTAACCACATAACCTTGTGGAATCATTCCCATAGATTTGATTGCATTGATATCGTTATCGGCAGTAGCGACTCTACCTTGAGATGCCATTAATCTCTCTGCTGTAAATTGTAAAGCAGAAGGAATAATTAATTTAACACCTTTAGCTGCAATTTTAAGACCTCTCTCGTCTACAAAAGCTGAGATGTCAATTAAAGACTGCTCTAAAGAAGTCTCATTTAAATCCGCTGAAGTAGATAGTTCATTCTTAAACGTTCCTGCAATGATAGGATGGGCTGTAGATAAAAGTTCTACTCCATCGCCACCTGTAAAGCTGGAACTAAACGCATTATTAAGTACGTTTGCTGCAGTTATTTGTTTAGTGTTTGCCATAGATCTTGCTAAAGCTTTTGTATATCTAGACGCTAGTCTATCGTACAAATTATCTTCAATCGCTTCTTCAGTGATTGAAAAAGCAAGTGCTACGGTGTTATGAGTGTATCTAGCAGTGAAAGTCTCTTGTGCTTGATCAAATGTAACAGCTGAACCTTCCGGTTTAATTGATGCATTTGCAAAGCCAGATAACATTACTTCCTCTTCGAAAGCTCTGTCTGACGTTTCAGTGTCAAATATTTCAACATGCTGATTCTCATATCTTTTGTATTCAAGTCCGAACAGTGCGTTCAAACCTGGTTCTAGTTCTTTGACTAGTTGTCCTCTTGAGATAGCCATATTTATATACCTGCCGCTTGTCTGTAGAAATGTTCGTTAATATTAACGATCCATACTACGTGAGAAGATGTTATTTCATCGTCTCCTGGTTGATTTGTTGCTCCCATAACTCTTAACTGAGCAGTTGATGCTGTAAAAGTAGAATCATCTAACGTTGATTTAGATACATAGTTAGCTGTTGAGCCCGCTGTGTATTCTATATCAGCATTATTACCAACATCAGTTTGTGCCGAAGCACCAGTGTTATTGGAACGTATTTCAAAACGCTCATAAGGGTCGTCACTAACAAATGCAACTATATCAGTTGCTGCGTTGCTAGGAACATAATTTAAGAACGTTGGTTTTTTAGTTGTTGCATCAGTATAAAATGATCCATTAAGTGAACCTAATAGTACGTCACCTGCCGCCGCAACTGTTACAGTTCCAGTGTTTGCCATTCTCACAGCATCATTGAAATATATAATAGTTGGGCTTGCTGCCACACTATATTCACTTAAACCTTGAGCATCTCTGTTCTGTCCAACCTTGCCGACTGGTCTGAGACCAAAGCCGACACTTGTATTGTTAGCCATAAGTTTTTCCTTGTTTAAGTTTATTTACTTTGTTGATATTACAAAAAAATTATTTTTTGTTTGTACCACCAAAAGTTACACGAGTCTGCCTCTCACTATTGATTGGCATACTTGGATGTTGATCCTTTAAAAGGTCGTTATTAATTGCTTCTTCTCGATCCTGCGTTTGTTTATTAAAATACGCTTCGCGAGATTTTGCAACCTCTTCCGGTATCCTTGCCAACACAAGGCCACCAACTCCGATCACTCCCGAATATTTACCGTCTTTTATTTCAGGGTAAACAGTATCTGGATATTCGTCAGCTCTCACTAACTCCCATCCTGATCTAATCTTACCTGACATGTTTTTGGTATCGTCGAAGCCTAAAACTTCAGTACGAATCCATCTATGTCTGAAACCAGCCGGCGCGGGCGGTGCATCTAAAGATGATGGTGGAGTCCAAGTTGTAGGTCTCTTTTCAGCAGTCCTAGTTTGGCTCGCACGAGGGGTCTTAATGTTTTCTTTTGTCATATGCCTATACCTCCTTCATGATATTTAATTGTTTCGCATACTCTTCTAATGGCACACCTAATTTTTTAGCAATAGCTACTTCAGATGATGTGAGTCTGACAATTTTGCGATTACTGTTTTTTCCACTTCTATTAGCCGAAGCTACATTTTGAACTGGTTTTGCAGTTGTCGTTTGTGATGTTGTAGCAAATTTATGGGGAAATTCAAGTCTTATTCTTTTATCAATTTCCGTATAATATTCGTCACTTTGTGCATCAAATCCTTCTTCATCCACAAGTTTTTTGTGTAATCCAAAGGCTGTATATGTCATTGCCTCATCCTTACCAAACCAATTATTCTTTTGAGCCCAATTTTGAGCTTTAGGATCTGGATTGATAGGTTGTTCCATTTGTTGTTGATATTGTTGAACAACAGGTTCAACTTCTCTTTTTTCAAGCTGTTTAGATTTTATTTCAGATAGTCTTGCATCTTCATAACCTAATTTAGCTATTTCTGTTTGTGCAGCTACTTCTGCTTTAATATCACCATCAGCTCGCGCTTGTGATAATTTTGCAATTGAAGCTTCTAAAGAAGATTTAATTCTGTTTTCCATTTCGGAAACAAAACCTGAATCTAATTTAGTTAATCGTCCTGCTAAAGAATCTTTTTCAACTTTAATAGTACGTGCATACTCAATCGCAGCTTCACGCTGTCTTTCAGCTTCACGCATTTTTTTAGTTAATTTAGCAATTCTTTTTTGCACACCTTCACTGTATTCTTCTAATTCTTTCTTATTATCTTTATCTTCTGATTTTGTTTCTGTTTCAGTTTCTTGTTTGCTTGTTTCCACAACAGGCTGCTCATTAGATTGCGCAGATGTGTCAACGGACTTAATATTGTCTTTATCATTTGATACCTCTATATCGGTTGATTCAGGAAGTTTGATGTCTAATTCGACCTCAGCTCCTGGACCTGATGTATCTATGTCTACTGTTTTTTTGTTTTCTGGCATAGTTTTCTCCTATGGTTAAATATAGTGAAGTACATCTTCAGGATTTTTAATTGTCCCTAAGACTTCATCGTCATTTAATATACGAACTTCACCGCCTTCGATTGGTAATCGCGATCCCGCGTAGCGCGCGAAGATCACCCAATCTTTTTCTTTGCACCAAGGGCCTGTTGGATATTTTTCTTTATCCAAATAAGCTAATGGTCCAATCTTTAAAACGTAACCACAATTTGTTGCGATTCTCGCTTTATCTAAAGATTCCTGTGATATAATAATTCCACCAGATGTTTTATCTTTTGGTGTAAATGGTAATACTAATAGTCTCCAACCAGATG